TGACTTGATTGACGAGCAAGAAGAAGTGAAGATGTGGTATTCACAAGACAACGATGAAGTTCGTGTTCGTTTCACTTTCAAGGCTGGTGTTCAGGTTGCTTTCCCTGGCGAAATCGTTTACTTCACACTTTAATCTTTTAAATAATGGCTTGTTTACTCACACAAGGATTCACGCTTGACTGCAAAGACGCAGTTGGCGGAATCAAATCAATCCACCTTATCACTTGGGTTGATTCAAAATTCACCGTTGCAAGTGGTGAAGTAACTGCCACAACCGTTGCAAGTGGTGATGTTTATGATTACGAGCTTCCAAAAGGAACTGGTTCATTAACCATCACCACCAACGTCTCCGTGGAGAACGGAACATCATTCAATCAATCGGATGTTGTTTTCAAACTTCGCAGATTGTCCACCACCAAAAGAAACGAAATGAAGCTTCTTGCTCAAGGTCGTTGCTATTGCATCGTGAAAAACAACAACGATGAGTATTGGTTGGTAGGTAAGGAGTACGGATGTGATGTGACCGCTATGGTTGCCAACACTGGTACTGCGATGGGAGATTCCAACGGTTATGAAGTTACGCTTTCAGCTATCGAAGCGGAAGCACCTTTCAAATTACAAGCTTCTGTTGTTACCGCTTTAGGTATCTAATTGATTCTTTGTTCATAGGCTAAGAAGGGAGGGCGATTGCTCTCCCTTTTTTTGTTACATATTTTTGATCTCGCTATTTTCAATAGATGCTGAAAGTAACAAAGCAAGATTCCGAGTATTGGTATGTGACGTTGACTGAAAAAGTCACCATTGCAAACCCGTATTTTTTATTCAGTATGAAGTGCCGTCAAACCGATGCGGTGAAGAATTTCATTTTAACCGATGTATCCACCCAAACAGAGAGATACAATAAGTTTCTTTTTGATGAGGGTGCAACCGATGCAAAGACATTGGAAGTTGGTGAACACGAATACCGAATCTATGCTCAAATTTCATCTAACAACTTGAACCCATCATTGGCTGATGAGTTGGTTGAGACAGGCATCTTGAAAGTCATCCCATTGTTGAACAACGAATTATTCTATCAAGTATCGTGAGCGAGAAAATATACATAACGCAACGAGATATGGGAGTTGAACACGAGGTTCAATTGACTGAGAAATTATTCACTACTCAAAGGGACATTGGCTTTGAAAGGTTCACGGATTTGGTTAAAAGAAACTATGAAGTGGATGCTTTGAGGGCGGTTTTTTTATTAACAGAGGATTCATTTTTATTGCTCCAAGAGGATGGAGGTAGATTGGTAGAAAGTTATGAGTAACAAGAAAATTTCACAACTTGATCCGATAGGAACTATTGATGTCAATCAGGATAGTATACCTATCGTTGACTATTCGGAGAACGTCACCAAGCGGACAAACCTTGCCAACATCGGACAAAGAGTATTGGAAGCAAGTTCAACCACAAACCTTGCTGAAGGGACAAACCTATATTTCACAAATACTCGTGTTTATACGAAAGTCAAAGCAACTTTGTTGGCTGGGTCAAACACATCCATCACCTTTGATGATGCACTCCAAACCATCACCATCGCATCACAAGGGAATGTTCAATCGGTGAACACAAAGACGGGTGCAGTTGTATTAACAACCACCGACATAAGCGAAGGCACAAACCTTTATTACACACAAGCGAGATTCAATTCAGCGTTCACGGCAAAGTCAACAACTGACTTGAGTGAAGGAACAAATCAGTATTTCACCGCAGCACGAGTGAGGGCAGTTGTGTTGACTGGCTTGTCATTGGCTACCAATGCGGTGATTTCTGCAACTGATTCGGTGTTGATTGCCTTTGGAAAGTTACAAGCTCAAATCACGGCAAACCTTTCCACGCTTACATCACACACATCCAACACAAGCAACCCACACGCCACCACAAAAGCACAAGTAGGGTTGAGCAATGTCGCAGATGTAGACACCACAAACGCATCAAATATCACGAGTGGTACATTGAGCGATGCGAGGTTGAGTTCAGCCGTTACAACGCAAGGAAACACGTTTAACACCGCCAACAAACTCGTTCAATTAGATTCATCCGCTAAACTTCCAGCGGTTGATGGAAGCAATTTGACAAACTTAAACATTCCACCTTCAACGGGTGGGGATTTATACCTATTCTACAACTACTAAACTATGCCTGCAAATACATCACCCATATTCGCACTATCCCCTGAACTCGCATTCGCAACCGTTACGGATGCAACAACGGATAGAACAGGTGCGACAATGACAAACACCGTCACACTTTTAACCGCTGCCACAAACGGCACGAAGATTACGCAGATTGGAGCGAAGGTTGCTGGAACAAATGCTCCAACTTTGGTTTTGATTTTTGTGAGTGACTCAACTGGGGCGAATTTTAAGTTGTTTGACGAAATTGCTTTACCAGCTGTTACCGCTTCAACTACTGCAACATCACAAAGGCAAGTGACTGCCTATTCGGACTTGCAATTAAAAACTGGGCAAGTTGTAAAGGTTGGAATTACGGTTGCCGTGACTGATGGAGTTAATTGTTTTGCAGTAAAAGGAGATTATTGATATGCCTGACTTTGGTATAATGCGTGGCTTTAATGAGAAATTGTTTGGTGACAAGTTAGTCGCTGGGCAATTGCCTACGCAATTGGGGTTAATTGGTAGTCAAAACATTCAATTTATTGTTGCAACAGGTGGCACAATTACCTATTCGGGTGGTCGCACTATTCACACCTTTACAAGTTCAGGCACTTTTAATGTGATAGATGCATCACTTGGAGCAACAGTTGAAGCATTAGTTGTTGCCGGAGGTGGTGGTGGAGGTGCTTATTCTGGTGGTGGGGGTGGTGCGGGTGGCTTATTATATGATGCTGCTAAATCTATTTCTATAAGTGCTTATACTATCACAGTAGGTAGTGGAGGAGTAAAGCCAACTTCTAATTCTGGAGGTAATACAAACGGAAACAATTCAGTATTTGATTCATTGACAGCTGTAGGAGGAGGTCGGGGTGGAGTAACATCTTCAATAAATGGCAAAAACGGAGGCAGTGGTGGTGGTGGAAATGGAGAACCTGGTAATATTGCAGGAACAGGTACAATTGGACAAGGAAATAATGGCGGAATAGGTAATAATGGAACATCTGCTGGCGGTGGCGGTGGCGGTGCTTCACAAATTGGGCAAAACGCTACAACAACTCCAGCTAATGGCGGAAATGGTGGGGTTGGATTAAGTTATTCTATTAGTGGGTCATCTCAATATTATGCGGGAGGCGGAGGTGGTAGTGGTATTGGAACTAAAGGTACTGGAGGTTTAGGTGGTGGTGGTGATGGTGAAAAATACAATATAACACCAGCCGCAACAAACGGAACTGCAAACACTGGTGGTGGTGGCGGCGGTATGTATTTATTTAACGGTTCAAACGGAGGAAACGGCGGAAGCGGTATAGTAATAATCTCATATCCTACATAATATGCAAGTTGCTAAATTAGAAAATAACATAGTTTTGGAAGTAATCGTTGCCGATTCCGTTGAATGGTGTATTGATACTTTTGGCGGTGAATGGGTGCGAACTTACTACAATACGCAAGGTAAAAACTTTGCTGGTGTTGGGTTTATTTATTACCCTGATAAAGACAATTTCTCATCACCACAACCATTCCCAAGTTGGACATTGGATGCGGACTGCCTTTGGCAACCACCTACACCTTATCCAAACGATGGATGTCTATGGACTTGGGACGAAAACACATTAACTTGGATTAACCCAATATGTAACTAATGAAGAATCTCAATGACACCACCGCAGCAATCGCCACCGCCATCACCGGTTCATCAGCGGTCATCACTTTTGCTCAAATTTATCAACCTTTGGTTACCTTTGGCGTGGGGATTCTTGGTATTATTTCGGGCATTTTGGCTGTTATCTATTGGAGTAAAAAAATTAATCGCATCAAATGACCGTAAAAAAACCATCCGCAAATCCGCTTCCAATTTCGTTTGATCAATTCCGAAAGAATCCCGTTGCTGGGGTTGCTTTCCTTGCATTGGTAGGTGTGAGCTATTTATACTATGATGTCAAGTCATCTTACACCGAGCAACTTGAGAACTCCAACAAGAAAATTGAAGCGTTGGATTTGAAGATTGATCGTCTTGGATATGCTCTCAAGAAATCCGATTCCGCTTTGGCTGCTGCCATCACAGAACTTCGCATCATCAACACCGTAAAAAAATTATGAGGTACTTTGTCATTTTGTTTTGTCTGTTCATCGCAGCCATTGAGATTGCCTTCCCAGTTGGTGCAGTTACAACACCCCCGATTGATGAGGTGGAAGCAATGTTGAAAAAGGTTGAATCAAATCTCCGTCAAGCATCCGCAGTTGTATCCGTAGCAAAAGCCAAAGGAGAAGAAATGGTTGAAGGCAAGGTTCAAGAGAAAGCCGAATTGAAAGAAGCCGTGGTGAATGCTGAAAAAAAAGCCGAATCCGTGGTTCAACAGATGCAAGTTGTTCAAAACCAAATGGAGGTGTATGCCGTCAAGATGGTAGGTGCTGGATTAGATACCACAACCACACCAATTGAGTTCAAAGGGAAGATCTATGATGCGTATTTGAACTATCTTTCCGAAGGTGGAAAGGAAGAGTTTGACTATTTTAGAATGTACCTATGGGAGCAAAAGTAAACATCACATCATTCCGTTCTAAACCCAAAAACAAACTTGGCAGACATACCAAGCACAAGAACAAACACAAGAGTTCAAAACCATATAAAGGACAAGGCAAATGATAGATAAAATCAAACAAGCGATGAAGGTGAAGAACTACAAGTTCTTTGAATCAGGTGATTACAACTTGAATATCATTGGGATTCGCAATTCGGATACTGGAAGCAAAGTGACAAATGTCTTTGATGACTTGTTAACCGTCAGTTACAAAATCGGAGATGTGTGGCATTTTAAGAAATGGGCTGCGACAACGGATCCTGGCACAAAGGGAGTGAAGGAATTTCACAATGCTCAAGGCGTTGCTCGTTTAGTTCCCGGACAATATCGTGGCAGTCACGCCATCGGATTGCATCAAGGCAAGTACGAAGCCTTGAAACAAGCCAAACCCGTGAAGGTTTATCGTGATGCTAACAAGGATATGACCTACGACACCAAGTTGATCACCGAAGGTATCTACGGAATCAACATCCACAAGGCTGGTGCAGATTCAACCTATGTTGAGAATTGGAGTGAGGGTTGTCAGGTGTTCAAAAAGTCAGCAGATTT